TACTAAACGATAATACTGTATCAAGAATGATGGCGGTCTGGAGGTGAATTTTTTTTCTGAGCAGTAAGCGTAAAACTCTAGGATGTTGTCCGTTAACCACATCAAAGCCATCATCAAAAAGAATAGAACGGTTGTCAAGGTCATTACGAATAGCCACGCAATCGTTCCTAAAATGGTAATCAAAACCATCTTTGTATTTTCTATACTTGGTATAATTTTCAGCACCCTCATTGTTTATAACATTACCAATCCACTTATTGCCATCAACAGCAAAATTACTAACAAAATAATCCAGTATATCTCGCTCAGCATATCTTTTAGATAACTTGTGAAAAAAATACCTATCTGACCGTTTAGTAAAGCTTTCCAACTTTGCTGTAACTTTTCCACCATACCTGTGATAGTCATAATCACTTGTAAAATGATTCTTGACTGCCAAATAAGTTTTAAATACATCAAAGCCACCATACATATTAATCTAACAAATATTTTGCACTAACTGGAAAATGGTCTTTCAAGTGTTTTGCCATTTGTTGTGTTATCATTCTTGTTTCTTCTTGCGAATCTTCTTTGTTTCTTAAATTACATACACGAGCAAAAGCCATCAATGAACCAGTCCAGTACCACTCTGTCATCATATTTTGTGGTAGTACCATTCTTGCCATTTCTGGAGCAATACCTTCTTCAATCATCTTCTCGTATGTTTTTTGTGATTCTTTTACAAGGTCTGTAATGTCAAATTCATATTCTTTTTGACTAGAACCTTGTTTTTTATCCTCTGGCGCACCACGCCAAATGAAAGGTATATAAAATTCTGGTTTACTATCTACATATCTTCTACTGACTTCATTCCACACTAGACCAACTTGATGTTTTACAAGTTGTCTTGCAACAAAGACAGGTGCTTTAATTAAGAATTGTAATGTGGTGTGACCAAATGGTGACCAATGATTATGTTTAGCAAGATACTTAATAAGTTTCTCATCTTTTTCTTGTAAGGATTTTACAATCTCATCACCACCAATAATATCTTCCCATTCACTTCGCTTATCAAATGACACTCTGGCTGCATTTACAACTGAAAGGTCACTACCCATTTTGTCAATTAATTGTATATTCATTATAACGGTAACTTTCCTGCCTCTGGCATTTTTAGTAGATTCGCTGTGGTACACTCTACTTGTATCTTTTCCTTTAATGCTTTAGAAATCAATCGGCCGACTGTTTCTACTTCGATTTTATTTTCTTCACAGTACCATAATATGGCATCCATGTAAGTTATGGGTCTTTTGTCTTTGACAATACCCTCTATAATTAAACTAAATTCTTTGCTATTCATATGTATAATATATCACTTATTGTTAATAATGTAAAGCGTGGATTGTTTCTGTTACGAGGCACAATCCACAAAACCCTAAGCGACTAGGCCGCTAATGCAAAGTTATTATCGTTTGCGTTTAATTAGCATGAAAGGTTGCCACCTATTAATCTCTTACAATTTTCTCAACACCTGTCGAAACCTATATCAGCCCCATCATAAGCACACTCTGTAAATGTGTTTATGGTGGAGCTGGAGGGAATCGCACCCTCGTCCAGCATGTCTACCATAATTGTCGTCAACAACTAATTCTATGTTGCCGTTCCCGGCACAACTGGTTTTAAATCATAAGACCTATACATTATACATGACTCACTACCAGTTGGTGATGTAATAACTGACATTGTTTCAGTTCGTTCTTTGTTTATAAAGTAACTTACTAAAAATGCAATCTCGCCATCTTCTTCACCATTAACTCTACCAAATGAAAAACTTTCTAACACAAAGTCATTTTCTATAACATACATGTTTACTGCGTCTGTAGTACCACATACAACCGGTACAGTATTCCAATGAAATGGATTTGACATTGTACTATCTGTATCAGGTTGTAGTGGATTTTGAGTTAGAGTACCAGCTTTTACATCTGTTACACATGTCACTACAACAATAAATGTTAATAAAAATGCCAGTAAGGCGTTTTGTTTTATGAAATTCATAGCGTTCTCCTCTAAGAGACCATTATGACTTTACTGTGCCTTTTGTCTTCTCTTCATAATATTTATAGAAACCTTTGATTGCTTCACCAAGTTTTTCTTCGTAATCAGCTTTGTTCTTTACGAATGCCTTGCATGAACCATCTTCTCCGGCTTGAAGAATGACAATCTGCTCAATTGGTGTACCAAATAACTCTTCGTACATAATCGCATAAGCAGTACATTGAATATAGTAGTTTTCATTCCAACTATCTACTCGTTCTTTGTTAGCAGTTTTAAAGTCAATCACGGACAGTTTACCATTGTATTCTGCAATACAATCAACTTGACCAGCAACGGTCAATTTGTTACTATACATGATTTGTTCTAATGCGTGAATATTATCGACTTGGTCAAGATATGGTTTTAATAGTCTAAACATACCTAGAGGCAATACATCACGAATTGATGGTGTTTCACCTTTTAAATATTGTTCTACAAGTGTATGAGTAGCAGAACCTCTACGAGCTGCTCTATTCATTTCCCACCTTGCAGCTTCTTCGCCAACAGATTTACGCCATTTATCTAAACCAGGTTTTGGAATAGCACCTAATACTGTTGTAATACTTGGATAATGTTTATCTTCAACAGCATAGAACCTAAAACCATCAATATTTTTACCTTTGGTAGTAGGAAACTTGCTCTCATCTAGTTGTACAAAGTTCTTCTTAGTCATTATATTACTTCCTTTTCAATTTATATACACATATTATATCAGTAAGAGGTGGTATTGTCAAGCCTTAAATGCCTTTTTTGGCATATAAATCGTTCAAATAATCTCTATCCGACTTAAACGGTTCTGCCTCTCAGCTAATCATTGTTTTAGCTAATTGAGTTGTTTCATCAACTCTTCTTGTCCAACCTTTACCAAAAGTAGCAAATGTAGATAACTTTTCATAATAACCTTGTCTTGCTTCTTGGAAGTTGTCAATTGCTTTTGCTAGACCATGTTTCTCAACATACTCTGCAAGTTTAGCTAATGTATTAGGACCGATACCACCGTCTGCAACAGTACCAATCATTGTTTGTAAATATTTTGCACTTCTACCAGGACCAGCATTCACACCAAAGTCAAAAACGCAAAGGTCTAAACCATTTGGTAGTTCATCACCTTTCATTTTATCCCAATAACCTTTTTTATAGATTGGTGCTACATCTTCAACCAATAAGTCTTTCATATCTTTTGTACCACCATGTTCTAGGTATACTCTTTTCGTTACACCTAGATTAGTTTCACCACCTGGGTCTTTTGGGTGGTTTACATAACCACCTTCATGGTGTAAAATAGTTTCTAGGCACTTATCATAATTTGCTTGCATTGATTAGTTTCCTTTTGTTAATTTAAGTAGTTTCTCTACTTGTGCCTTAATAATTGGACCTCTATTAGGCCAATGTATGTAAGGTTCATCCGATTTCATAAGATTGTAAAGAAACGGAAGTATTAACTTCTCAATGTCTTTAAATCTTGCTGTAACATCAGCACTTTCAAGTGTCTTTGTTACTGTTTCTTTTTCTGCCACGATTTGCATAATCTCATTCATCATTGACTTAATATCGCCAACATCTGATTTAACTTTTGCAATCTCTAAATTTGAATTCTCAACTAGTTTAGGGTCAACAGTTGGTTCTGCCTTTGGTGTAGATGAAACAGGTACCATACCCCAATCATCTGTGGTATCAAAACCACGCATAAAATCTGGTATATCTTTACTTGCCATATTTCTTCCTTTGTTCCGCCTGTCGTTTTTGGTGTTTCTTTACAACAGCCTGTGTTTTAATTTCCTTAGCAGAGCGTTTACCATGTTGTTGAGCAAACTCAGAGGCTGGATGTGCTTCTGCAATTCTACTTTGCATTTCTTTCCAACCATTATCATTCTTCATTGCACCGACACCTACGACACCACTAGATATATTTATCTGAGTTAACAACTGTTTGATATGCTTATTCTTTTTTAAATAAGCCTCTTTCTCAGCAATCATCATTATGTCGTCCCAAACTTTACCAGTTTTAGTATTTTCAAATGTGTAAGTTGGCAT